TTCATCTATTGTGTTGTTGCTAACCAACCTATCTAAGTTGGTTAAGGTTAAAATTGTAGTACCTTGATTCTCTACCACCATCATTATATGATTGACATTGACTAAGACCTTGCAGTCTCCTAAGTCTATTGCAGATAGTTCTTGTAACTCTTCATCTTCAATGTTCTTGTTGTATTCGATTAACGTAGATTGTAAGATAATGAAGTTAGACATTGTCACCAGTATTGATGTGGGCATTGTGCATCTTCTACTCTTGTCTTTGCTGGTAGGAAACAACCACAAGCATTGCATAGATTCAATCTCTTATACCTATGTTGGCAGTTGTTACATATTGCAGTTCGTTCACTACTTAGTTTCTTATTCTTAGAACTTGCAGTCAGGTAGTAGTACCACCCTTTGATTATAGCGTATAGTTTACTCATAGTGTTAGATTAACTATTGATGGTTCAGTATCAGTTACCGCAATGCTAAAGTCAATGCACGTATAGGTGTCTTCACCTATGGTCAAGTCTTGACGAACTCCATTAGGTGTATCAGTTGTTATCCATAAGGTATAACCTTGTAGTGGGTCAATCAACACTCCTTCAATGGTAATGTTACCGAACTCATCACTAATGGCTACAAAGGTCTGAATGCGCCCAGTAGCCTTATACTGAATGCAAACAAGGTAAGAGGTGTCAGGTTCAGCAACCCCGAATGTAAGACCAGTAGCACATACATCTACATAACTACCTGAATCGTAACAAGGTGAACAAATGCTCATAGGTATCTTTTTAAAATTGAATTTACAAAATAACGAAAACAATCTAAGAAATCTGCTCTTTCAGATAAATTCTTTCTGTTTGATTTGATTATACCACCATCATTATTACATTGTACTTGTTTAGCATCGTAGACCAATCCTTTACACTTAACTGAGTTAACCTTTATGTCAAGCCTTGTAAGTGCATTGTTGCAATCTATTCGACTATTGTAGTGGGTAGGGTTAGCTGGTATGATTATCTGTGAGTCTGCAAGGTGTAACCTTCTTTTGATTTGGGTGTAGGCAGATGAATTATCTCTTTGTTGGATGCTTCTACCATTACCCATCGCATCTCCAGTTATCCTTAGTAGACCACGTGGTACATTAAGACTTTCAACATAATCACAAAAGGCATCAATGCTACCCTTATCTATGTTTATCTCACCAATGACTGAACAACCTTTAGTGGTGTGTTGCTGTATGATTAATGCTGACAATGGGTTAATATTGAAATCGACTGATACAAATACTGGTAGGTTATGATTCATAGTAAGTGAATCGTCTATGTGTCTATCGTCATCCCAAGCATATAAGAATGGGTTAGATACATCGTCCATTACATCCCAGTCACCTTCAACAAATCTTGCATATTGAATTGGTGGTAACTCTTTAAGTGATATTAAGTATTCTTGACTAATGTATGGGTTATCTGTGATACGTGAGTTAATGTAACACCATTTGTCAGGTAGTGTATTGTTTCGCCACCTTTCATAGATAACTGACTTCACCCAGTTGTTGGCAGGGTTGCAAGTGGCAAGTAGAACAATGGGTGGTTGACCTATTGCCTTATTCCAACTACCTATACGTTCTTGAACCTTATAGAATGTTGCTTCTTGTAATTCGTTCACCTCGTCAAGACCAGCACCATTAATTTCTAACCCTCTGAACCTATTAAGGTCTTTGTCATCGTCAAAGGATTCAGCCATGAATATTAGTACACTACCATTGGTGAACGTGACTACATTAGTTTCACGATTCCAACTACTAATATACTCACTCATGCCATCATTAAGTATTGAACCAAATGATGGGAATGTAGTCCTCTTTAAGTCAGGTAGTGTCTTACGAATAATAACCCATCTTGATTTTGGATAGAGTAAACAAAGTGATGAAAGTGTTAATAGTAACCAGTACGTCTTACCACCACGAATTGCGCCTCCAAATACTATTACCTTCTTAACACCATTAACTGCTAAGTCGTATGCAGTTGTTTGACGTTTGGTTAACTTGAAACTCATTCATCCTTATCTCCCTCAGTCCTTATGATAATCAATGGCTCAGTAGTATACATTGTACTTTCTCCATTGTTTGCCCATAGCTTACGTTGACGATTAGCTAACCAATGTTTCGCTGCTGGTGTATCAGGTGGTAACTCTTTTCTAAGTTGTACTATTTGCCCATCCTTAGTTAATGCCTCTTCAATGATGGTCAAACCTAATGCACGTTTGTACATTGCCTTTGCCACCTTACCATCAGCATTCTCTTTCCCTTGCGTTAACGACTCAAAAAACATTGGGTGTTCGGTTTTCCAATTGTTTAATGTTTGTTCAGTTATACCTAAGATGTTTGAAATTTGGCTATCGGATAAACCAAGAAGAGCCATTTCAAATACTTGGTCATTGAATGCCTCCTTATACTTTGTTGGTCTACCTCCCTTGTTAGGTTCTTCTTGTGCTTCCATAACTACAAAGTTACATAACTATTTAATTTATCAAGTGATATGAATTTCTGTAGTTCAAACCCTTGAGACTTGAAGTTCATTGTGGTGCAATGTTCTATCAGATAGTCCTTAGTTACTAACCAGCTATTTTTTTCGTCAACTATCTGAACTTTGTCAAATGCCTTACCATTTTCTATCAGGTAGTAGTTTATTCCATAAGAGTTATTGACTCTCATTAGATGCTTAGACCTTGACCTTATCAACCTTAATGTCCTTGTAGCTTTATCTATTTGACCTATGGCTCTCTTCTTACCATCGGTAAGTAATAGTGATAGGTTGATTACCGCATCGTTATGTGTGGCAATTAATCTATTACCACTACCATCTTCTATTGTGTGGGTCTTATTCATAGTTGGTAAGTATCAATTCTTTTCTTGACCATATCAATAAACTTATCCATCATTGATGCATAGTAACTATTAAAGTCATTGTATCCTTCAGGGTTGCGTTCAAACAAAACATATAGGCAAGACCTCAATCGTTGACTGGGTGTCTTTGAACCCATCTCTTCAGCATCTATCTTGATTGACTTGAGTAACTCTTCATCATTGTAATTGAATGCCTCACCTTTAAAAGCCATTACACCTACTCCTGATGTCCACTGGTTGAATAACTCAGCAGCCTTCGCTGGAGATAGTTCTTGTGTACCTATCACTACCTTTAAAGTCTTATCTCTTCTTGTTGCTACTGATTCAATAGCACAAGGTATAAGTAGTAGGTTATTATCCATAAGTCTCTTTATAAAATACAGACGAACCATGAGTAGAGAATCCACTCTTATATGCATCTTCTTGACCACAATCAAATGCACCCATAACTTCTAACTTATGCTGGTCTTTTAACTCTTCATAGTTAGATGTTAGCCATAGATTAAAATCATCTATGTTAAGTTCGTTTTGTTGCTCAAAGATTAGTTCAATGCTTGTTTGTTCAGCAGCCATAGTGTTCAGATTTAGTTGGTTTAGATTCTTTATAGTTAGAACTAACCTTATCAAGATATTGCTTGACCATTACCTTGATTAGTTCCTTATGCGATGTTGGTATTCTAAATGTGATATTGATTGTACGTTCACCATATTTGAATGGGTGACCAGCACCTACCCTTTTACCACCTCTATTGTCTTTCTTTGTTATTTCTTTCATAGTCAACAAATATAGTGATTATATGATTATGTTTTACATTTACTGCAATGTATCTTACCATGATAGACCTTCGCATACTCGCATTTACCACCTCTTATCTCATAGTAGTTAAAATTACATTCATCTATTTTCCACATCTCACGAAATGGGTAAGAGTTATTAAATAAGACCTCAAACTGATTATAAGTCAAGTTCATTTCATCTAACATAACAAAAGGCTCAGTAAGGTGTTTATCCAAGTAATTCATATACTCAGAATGGAGTATCAAAGTCTGTATCTGCATAGTGTCTTAGGTCTTTTTGTGGTTGAGGTAGGTAACTACTACCAACATTGTGAGTGATTACATCAGTAAAATTTGTCATATTAGGTGAATGCCTAAACTCAACTATACCAGTAGCACCTTGACGATGTTTTTCAAATAGGTAGAAGATATGATTGGTATATGGGTTACCATCTTCATCATTCAATCCATAGTATGATGGTCTCCAAACAAAGGCTACTGAGTCAGCATCTTGCTCTAATGAACCCGACTCTCTCAAGTCAGATAAGATTGGTTTCTTATCAGGTCTTTTCTCAACTTCTCTACTCAACTGAGCAAGTGCAATAATAGGTATACCTAACTCTTTCTGTGCTGCTTTTAGAGTACGACTTATCTCAGCTACCTCAGCCTCTCTATTGCCACCTTTAAAGCCTTCTATGGTCATCAATTGTAAATAGTCAATGATTGCCCACTTACATCTGCCTTTACGATGCTCTCGCTTCATTACTCTAATTGCTTCGTGTATACCACACCTTGCCTTATCGTAAATCAAGAATGGTGCTTTCTCAATGTTACCTATTATCTTTTCAAATGAATGTAACTCTGATTGACTTAGGTTACCATCTCTCAATCTTGATGAATGGATTGAGTCACCAGCCTCTTGAAGTATTAACCTTTGACATAGTTGAGACTTATTCATCTCAAGGTTAAAGTAGATACCAGCCTCACCACTTTTCATACCATGAAAGAGTGCAAGTGCAGTCTTACCCATTGATGGTCTACCAGCTATGATAATGAACTCAGGATGAAAACCACCAGTAAACTTATTAAGTGACTTTAACCCAGTCTCAAGACCAGTAGTCTTACCTGATAGTGTCAAGGCTGCTCTACGATAGTATGCCTCACGTTCATCATTGGTTAGTTCAGAAAGGTCAATTATATTATCTGAGTTAGTACCAGTATCAAGTAAGTTAGTAAGTGATTTGATTATTGATGTGGCAGTTGTATAACCATCGTTATTAAGAAGACCTAATGACTGCTCAGTTACGATTGATGCTATTGACCTTTTGATGTAATTGTCTTTAAGTATAGCAATGTATTCATTAACTGGTTCATTGTAGGTAAGGTTGTTAGTCCACGTAACTATCTCAGATGTTTCTTTAGGTGTGAACTTATCAATCTCGTTTGCAGTCATAAAGAAGTTGACTAAGTTAGGTGTAAGACCTTTGTCGATTGTTTTCTTGATTACTGCATAACATCGTGAGGTAAGCACCTCATTGAAGAGATGCTCACCAAGTTGTGGTATAAGTTCCTGATGGGTCTCACCAGTCATTAAGATACCTATGAGTGCTTGTTGTGGGTTGGTCATTTGAACAAATGTATTATTTTATTTGATTGTGTTATACTATTAAATCACATCATCACCTACATATTTTTGACCCTGTGAACTACGATTGAATACCGCTGGTACTTGTTTGACAAAGTTGGTAGTGTTATTAGTTTTGAGTTCAAAGAATTTTTGCCAATTATTTAAAATTGAGTTTTCAATAATCTTAATAGCAACATCTTTATTTGAATTAGATAGTTGTTTAAGACTCTTAACCAGTAACTCAACTGCATTCTTAGTAGGTGTCTTTTTAATACTTATTCTCATTTGAATAAAGTTAATGAAGGTCTTATTAAGATTTTCATCAGTTCCTAAATATTTTTCTGAATCCATCAACTTGACAAAATCGTTTATAGATTTTGGCTCTTTGTCTTTTTTATTTTTATCCTTATCTATATCTTCATCATTATCTTTATCCTTATCCTTATCCTTATAGGCTTGGCTTTCGCTTCCAAGTCGCTTCGGTTTCGCTTCTGATTCGCTTATTGTTTGCTTTGATTTTGGTTTACTACCATTGATATAGTTAGTATTACCTTTCTCTAATACTGGTCTTATCAGCCTCCATATAGTTAATGATAGACCACTTAATGATGGCTCAACAAAGTCTAATGAGTATTCAAAGATGGCATTGTATAACTCAGCCTGATTCTCTTTAGGTAGTTCTTTTATTGATTCAAACATTGACCGATAAAAGATGCAAGTATCTCTGCTATTCATATCAAAAAAATACCCTATGAAGACTGAGGTAGTAGCAACCAAGATTTTACTCTTAGTCTCTCAGTCACCATAGGGTGAAAAGTTTTACAATACACTCAGGCTACTACCTCTGAATGGTGCTAAGTTAGTCAAATAATGTGATACTATTAGACTCTTTTTTAAATCTATTATTAGCTTCTAATAAGTTCAATTTAGCTTGTTTGAAGTATGAATCTTTTAACTCTATACCAATAGCCTTACGACCCATTGAAACGGGACTGAACACCTCACTACCTACACCCATAAAAGGAGTTAGTACAACTTCATTAGGATTAGAATATAATTCAACTATCCTATCAATAACATCTAATTGAAGTGGGTGTACGTGCTTTTCATCATCATCCTCCCTTGAGTCTTTAAATGGTAGTACATTATCATTTCTAATGTCATCCCATACACTTGATGCGTAACGCTGCCATATAATCTGACTTAGTTTATTTGTCAAATGGTTTTGACCATCGTTATTTGAATTTTTATATTTTTCTAATATATGCTCCCATTTACCATATTTTTTTTCCATAGCTGGTAACAATGGTGTTTCTCCATGATAAATTTTAAATCCATTAGGATTAGTTACTTTGACTTTATTTTCTCCAATCTTTTTAAATACTAATAAGTAATCAGGAATGGCAGTAAAACACATGGTAGAATCTTCTGCAATATTTTTATGCATTAAACTCCTAACCATAGTTCTCATTCTAACTTCTAATGGCTCTTTCCAAATAGTAATCCTATTGTGTAAATTAAAACCATATTTTTTATGAAGTTTAATAATTTCATGAGGGAAGTCATAAAGAATATGAGCAGTTGTATCTGTTAAAATATCTTGACAATGAACCACATTTATTCTACCTGACTTTGTTACACGTGCCATTTCTTTAATAAGAAATTCATACTGATTCATAAACTCTTCTTTTGAATTGCAGTTACTAAAGTCTTTCTCAGAACTTGAGTAGTTATATAATCCTGCAAATGGTGGACTATATACACTTAAATCAATTGATTCATCTTCTAATGTTGTTATTACGTCCATGCAGTCTCCATTATAGATTGCGTATTTGTCAGTAATAATTTGGTCTTTTACTTTGTTCATAGTTATTAAAATTTAGGTTTGATTATTTCTTTTGTAAATTCTCTTTTTGATAAATCAACCACACCATTAATATTAGTTTGGATTAATTTATTAAATTCAATTGCTTTATTTGTTTTATAAAGTAATGTGTCAATTACTCTTTTTTGACCATCAGATAATACTAAGTCAACCGTAACATCATTCTTTTGACCAAATCTCCAAAACCTTCTTATTGATTGATAATACTGCTCATAAGACCATGTAGGAAAATATACGGTATGGTTACAATGCTGCCAGTTAAGACCAAATGAAGTTATCTTAGGTTTGGTTATAATTCTTTTAATATTACCATTTGCAAAGTTCATTAAAATATCTTCTTTTTTTTCTATTGTCATACCTCCTTTTAATTGAACTGCATCTTTATCTAATTCATCTAATAAATCACCTTCATCATTAAAATTACACCAATATACTGATGTCTTATCTTTAGTTAATTCTACAGCCTTTTCACACCTTTCTTTAAATGTATTTTTTTGCTCTTCCCTAACTTCACTCATTGTTTTTGCTATTCCATTAAATAACATTATCTGACCATTTATAACCCAGTTTTGTTCATTTTTTACATAAACCTTATTTTCAATTAAGTTAGGTAATTTATATTTTTCATCTGAGAATCCTAAGTCAGATGGTTGTTTAATAGATATTGACCATTGATTAACCCAGCTAAAAAACTCATTCTTAGCATGAGGCTTTAAATACCACTTAGTACCAATATCTTGAGGTCTTACATTGTTTTCATTATTTGCAAAGAACTTAGTTAGCATATCCATATAAGGGAAATATCCTAATGCTTCGCTACTTGTACCAAATTCAATATAATCATTAGGTGCTGGTGTTGCAGTAGATAAAAATCTATAAGGAATCTTTTTTACAAATGATGTTATTTGCCATTTAATTTTACCATCAAAGTTCTTTAAGATTGAACTTTCATCTAAGATAACACCAACAAAATCATTAGAATCAAAGTAATGCAATCTTTCATAATTACAGATAACTATTTTCTTAGTATGCTTACCATCCTTTGAATACTCAATGTCATCAATACCTAACTTTTCTGCTTCTAAAATAAATTGAAAAGCAACTGCTAATGGTGTTAATATTAATACTTTCTTATTTGTTTCTCTTATAATATTATTTGCAATTGATAATTGAATTAATGTTTTACCTAATCCAGTATCAGCAAATATTGCTATACGTCCTTTTTTAATTGCTTTCTCAATTATATACTTTTGAAAGTCAAATGCTATATCAGGAATGTAATTAGCATCAAATCCAAAATTACCTATAGAATGTTTTTTTTGTTCTAAAAATCTTTCGTACTCGTTCATAGTAGTTATTTTTATTGTGAGTTAAAAAAGTGGGCAGTTCAATTACTCCCTTAAATTATTTTGTATTTGTAACAACCGCCCACCCCATTGACATCGTGTCAATTTTTTTATTGATTTATGTATGATTCAATCACTTTAATAGTTTCGTCTACACCAGTAGAAAATAGTGCAGCATAACCAACCTCATTCAATGACTTCAATACTTCTGCTTGACGTTCAGTATGCTCATTAGCTTTCAATGTACCATCCTTTTTAAATGGGTTAGCTTTCTCTGTTTTAATCTCAATGAATAGACCAGCAAAGTTACCACGTGGTAAGGCAATGAATAAATCAGGATACCCTTTGATTGGATTCTGAGACCTATGCTTATTTGCCATATATGGACTAAGGTACATACCAGCAGCAAAGTCAAATCTAAATATCAACTTAGGATACTTAATGCTTAGATACCTTGCTATGACTTTGTATATCTCTACTTCTTGACTCATTTAAGAATAGTTTGTAATTGTGGATAAGTTGACTTCTTG